TATATTTATACTTTACTCTTACTTTTGCTACATTTTTTAATGTAAAATATTGTTGTTCAGTAAGTAATTCGGAAAGTTTAAATTGATTAGAGTTTAGAGTTAGATATTTAGATGCATGTTCTGTATCGTACCGATCATCCAGTGCCAGATAACCTAATTTACTAATATCATAATCAAAAAAAGAGTTACCGTTTCCCAGTATATCATTATACAGGAACGTTAATCTTTCAAGCTTAATAACAGGTGAATGTTTCAGAGTAACGATAAAATCATTTATATTGAAAGTACCTGCGGTATCGGTAGAGCTGAGTGTCAGGTCTTCTTCGGCATTTTCTTGCTGAAGGCTTATTAATGAATCGGAAAATACCGTAGTGATGTTGGCCAGGACCGGAGATATAGATTTCCTTTTACCAACACGAAGAATTTGATACGCACCTTCTTCATCCAAACGATCAAACGGGCCTGATTCGCGTGTTTTCAGCTCATCCACAACTAATTTAGTCAGATAATTTTCATTTTTTAGCTGACGAATATCCGCAAGCGCTTTATTAAGAAGTCCAGCCTGACTCTCAATAGCCTGACTGACAATCGTTCCATCATCAATATCGTAGATCTGTTCCCTCAGCAATGCTTTCATATTTTTAATGAAAGGATTGCTTGAATCTTGAGGAGAGCGTATTAAAGAGGCATTATTTTTACCGTCTTCGATCAAAAATGCTGTTCCGTTAACATTTTTGAACTTTGAAAGATCGGTAGATATGAATTCTATTTTGTATTCTATCTCTGGCGTCAGAGGCAAACACAGTATGTCAAGAGTTGAGCCGCTCACCACTACCGATTGAACCATAACCGGTGGTACGGAGGTTATTTGAGGCGTTATTTTGACGTTCTCAACCAACAAGCCTGGCGTGAGGTTATCGCTGAAACTTACCGTAAGTGTCGTGTTGGATAGAACATTAACCTGTTTGAGTCTTAAATTTGCCATCTAGCTGACCTTATCGGCCCTCCAACACAACCGATACATTATTCGCGACAAAGTATTGATTTCTCTGCGCAGTAATGCTCAAAACTTGCCCTGTCTTGCCTTCTTGATTGAAGGCCGTGACTCTCACCCGATCAACTCCATCTACGGCACCCGCGACATTCACCATATCCGATGCATCCAGAATATCATTTAGTTTATTCGTATTGATCGCTACGATCAATCTATCTCGAACATTCTGCGTGACAGTTGTTCCGGCATTGTTAAATTCTGATTTCAATACAATTGCCAACGTAACATTAATCTTTATTTCAGAAGCCTGTTTAATCAAAACATCTGAATTGATCGGGCGATTCGTTTCAAGGGTCAAAGTAGTGTCGCCGATCAATCTATTATAGTTATATCGTACGAGAATTCTTTCATTTAACTTTGGCGCGGTGTAATTGTAAGTAATTAAGTACCTAGAATTAATTGCAGGCTGGTTTGTCTGGCTGACCGTCAGCAGAGCATTGGAAATGGTCGTGAATCCGCTCGATACAGCTACTTTATTTATTTGAGCAAAATATTTATTTCCATAAACGGTTCCGTTTCTCGTGAAAAATAGATCTTCATGATCATTCGGATCCATATAATAAAACGTAACTCTTACTTTATCACCTATATTTGGAAGATTATTAAGATTATTCGTAGTTGCGGGCAAACGTACCTTTAACCCACCAAGCGTCTGATCCGTTATGGATTCATTTGAATAATACAGCGCAGTACGTAATTGGTTACCCAGAACATCATAACTCGTCAGGACATCCGTTACTTCCGCCCCAATCACCTCGACTCGTTCCATCTTGACTACCCTGATAATCCCGTAACGGCTACTCAGAGTATCGTTGGAGGTCAAGGAGAGTGCGGTTCTCAATGCCTCTCCTAGATCCTGAACCAATCCAGAGTCATTGATGGTAAATATAATATCTTTAGCTTTGGTAATGGTGGTGCCGGTAAATGTCACGACTCCTTCATTATTTATCTGATCTGATAACGATACCGCGAGTCTCGTTACGGATTGTTTCAATGAAGCCGTACTGAAGTACACCACTAGTACTTTTTCGTTACCAATGAGCGTTTCCTGAACCGCGTCTGAAAAAGTTAATATGTTTCCGACTACCGTTATATTGGGATCGCTCAGTTCGGAAGCATCGGCAAGATTCATTACGAATATCTGATTCAGATCTATATTTGATGGAATAGTAAGGCCCGTGAGGATAAACTTACCTGAAGGAGCCAACGTCACATCGGCAATTTCTTTCGAAATAACATTGCATGCAAACGTAGAAGGCTGGAATCTGGAAAGATCACGTACCTGGTACGTCACCATTACCGATTCATCAACAGTCAAACCTACCTGACTAAGATTCAGAATATAGTTAAGATCTGTATCCGTACTAACGGTCCCGGCTCCGTTCCATAATTCTGTCCCGTCAAGTTTGGCTGCCGATACAACATTCGAGGCTATCAATTCATATTCAGCGCTGGAAAGATCAAGCTTTAAATAATATTGACCTCCAGACGAAAGTGCAATTTTTGCGTGTTGTGATTCAATCAAACAAGCTGGATTGGATCGGTTACGTACGGTAACCTGATTATGATCATATCCATTACCTTTTCTGATCGCCGGAAGTTCATTCAGTCGGAATGAGAAAAGATCTGATATTTCAGCAATATAATTAACTTTTGCCGTAAAAACATTGGGCCCGGAAGGATAATTCTGAACCGGTATCGTAATTAGATTATTATTCAGATTCCCTGTCAAACCATTTACGATAAATATGTCCTGAACACCGTACGTAACCTGAACGGTCTGACCAGCCTGGGCCGAGGTATCGGTCGGAAGAACCACCGTAACGTCATAGAAGATACCGAAACCCGTAACGACTTTGGTGCTCTGAACGCTCCCATCGTTTTGACTGGTTTGGTAAAGTTCTTTTGAAGTATTGAAGATCTTGACCGAACTAACGGTTTCAAGAGGCATCAATAGCCCCGTCAGGATCACGACTAGTTTTCCTAGATAAACACCGCTCGTTGCGACGGTTACGGTACTGGTTCCGGATGAAAAGGCATTTACCGAAATAACCGATGTGATCGGATGGATGGCAGTGCCGCTATAAAATGTTCCGGATGTATTTTTAGTAAAGACTACCGATTCATCCCTTACAGCATTGCTGAATCCCCAATCCACGCTATCCTGTACGGTTCTTGGATTGGTACGGGTAAATCTTCCGTCATAGTCAACATATGGATCGTATTGTACGATCCAAGTATAATCTACCTGAAGGATATCGCTCGGCGAAGGTAGTGTATTTCCAGAAATTTGGATTCTTCCGAGTGTATTGATGGTTCCGGTACCGTTTAGATTCTGATTCGTTACAGTATAACGTTCTCCCGTCGTGACGTTGAAAACCCTCGTTACACCGGTACATGGAGTATGAAGAAGTGTAATAACAGAACGGTCCGTCGTGAGTACGGTGCTGTTTTCATTAGTAATTAGAAGATTTTGCTGTAATGCGGGAATCGTCAATACGTCTGTAAACGTAACATTATCCTGACCGTTGTATTTTCCTTTTACTCTATCTTCCGGAAGATCAGATATCTTATCACTAATCCATACAAATTTATCAAAACCCCAAGGGCTACCCGAATATACACCGGTATCCTTAATTAACTCATAATTACCCTGAACTCTACCTAATGAATCAATTGTTTTTTCTTTAAAATTAGATCCGCTTAATGAGCCCGTCACTTCCACAATTTGTTGAGCTGGTTGTGCCGGGAGGGTCTTGGCAGCAATATTATCAATTCTTTTACGATTTACTGTTTTGTTCTCATCACCAACAATTTGACCCAAAACAAAGTTATTTTTTATATCAGTCGGGTCTCCGCGATTGCTGGCATCACGATAGATAAAGCTATCTACCTGTTCAGCGAGTCTTGTCCCCAGGATAATAATATCGACTTTTCCGCCCTGACCTTCTGATATGATGGTAAAGGATCCGTCATCATTCTGAAATACTTGTGTTCCGTCACGAATCATCAGGCTGTCGCCTGGCTCGATTACCAAGGCATCCAGAACATCTGTATCCGAGAGAACAAGATTACGGTATCCGAGAGCCGTTCCGACATTGGAGCCGCTGAAGATCGCCAGGACTCGATTTCTGAAAGAAGTATCGTCTTCTTGATTCGCTCCACCAGAGAATGGATTTATATTCGTGACATTCGAAATCCCTGCGATGTTGGTTCGGCTGATACCAAATTTAGATATGTTACCGATTATGCCGGGAGTCGTGGCGATGACCGGCACTTCAACCGCATACAAATCTGATATTCCGAGGAAATCAAGTTCGTTTCGATATCTCGTGGCAACGGCTTTATATAGATTTGATTGAGAAGGATTGATAGAAATGCCGGTTTGAGTTGCGAAGGATATTCCGCTGCTGGAAAAAACAAGCGATCCACGGCCCACTCCGATGGTCGCGGGGATGCTGGCGAAAGTCAAAAGCGCCACACCACTACTGGTTGTGGATGATTTTCTCGATACTCCAAAGTTTTGAGATAAGAAATCAAGGTCACTGCCAGAAACCAGTCTTATGGATTGTTGATCTGAAATTTTAGAAATTTCATCATACAATAGAGAAAGCTGTCCAGCAGGGGATTCAATAAATAAATCTCTCGCGACTGTACCGGGCTTGACATCAAGATTGGGCTGGCGTGATCGATAAAAATCAATCAAATTTAGTATTATTTCATCTGCATATCTGATCGTTACCACTTAGACTCCCATCATAAAAATCCAGATACAGTAAATGATGTCTGTACTTTATTGTAAGTTCTATCCAGAACAGTTATCTTGACTATAAATAATCTAGGATCGGTATCGTTTCTCTGAACAAGTATTCCGACGATCGCTGCTAATTGTTCTTCCGCAGATAATTTTTGGAAGCTTTCAAGTTGAATTCCTTGAAGTGCCTGAAGCGTCGTTATGGATGTCCTTAATTGATTTTCGGCCGCATCCGTTATGATGGCGGTATCGAGATGAGATCCGATTAGAGTTTTGGATATAAAAGAACCGTACCATGGATTAAAAACGTTTGAACCGGCTGGTGTAATGGCTATTTTTAATATATCTTGAATCAGCTTATCTTTATCCTGAACCGTCTCTAATTGACCGTTCAGAATGCTGATATCTCCATTTTTTAGCTTCAAATCAAACGACATAACTCTCCATCACAAGCTATACCGGATTATCAGCCGGAATAATGATCGAATCAGGAATTTGTCGTCTTGCCTTTATAAATAGCATCAATTATAGTAAATATTCGTCTAACTTGGGTTTCGTATCCCGTCAGGACTGCCAAAGACCCGAGTGTTCTGGATCCTTTTGATTTTCTATCTTTTACCTTCTCGGATTGAAGCTCAGGATTCTTATACATACGTTCGAACGCTGCATCATCCAGCATATCCAGCAATATAGCGTGATCAACTGTCCATAAAGCAATGTAAGTTGTCAACATATCAAGTAGTCCGAACCCTGTATCATCACCCATGATCATCGCGATATTAAATAATGCTGATTCTGACTTTCTTGCAAAATCATTTCTTCTATTCGTAATATTGGTTATTTTTTGCTCATAAACCGTTGGTACGTTTGGCCCAAAACTTCCCAGCGCCACCTCATCAATTGCCGAAAATACCGTACCACCGATTTGTTTTTTAAATATTTCAAACTCCGTATCGGCAATCAATTTCTCTTTTGTCAATCTACTTATTTCAAGCTCATCCGGCGTAAGTGTAGCGCTGGATGTATCAAGATCATACGAACTGATGCCTGCGGTGATTCCTTTGGCGGATGGTTTTGGTTTCCACGTAATATTACTTGTAGTACGGCTCAATTCTCTCTGAGATTCAAAAAGCTGATCCGTAACGGTTTTTAGTAAAACAAAAAGATTCTGTACAATAAAAACTTCAGACCTGTATAGCTTCGACGCTCCTCCCAAAAGATCCATTAATCTTTGGCTTGTAAATCTTTCATCTTTTTTAATTTGATCAATAGATTTTTGTAAATCTTTAAAATCAACGTTTTTATTCGCTACATTGAATCTAACTCTACAAACCTTCTCGATCATAGGTCTGGAAAAGGTTGTATCGCGATTAAGTATTCTTTCTTTGTCTGTTAGGAATGGTGTTCCGATTTTATTAATCGCCGGAAGAACCGTCAGATCGATCCTCGGATCAACAATGAACGGTTTAATGATATGCTGAATAGCTTTTAATGATTTGAGATCGCTGCCACTAAACTGAGCCGTTGGATAGAGTTGTTTGACATTCTCTCTAACCGTATATTCTTTTGTTTGAGCTTCACCTTCATCTAATGGGGATGATTCGTTGCCTTCTTTCATCATAGACAATTCTCTTGAGAATTGAACAGAATAGGCCAGTGCGGAGCTTATATCGTTTTCTTTTGCATAGATGGCGAGTCTTGATTTTGACCATGTTTCTCTAGCATCGAGAAGTTTTAACGTTCCTTCAGATAATCCCGCGGCTACTTGGTATCTTTTATTTCTCAGATCTTCACTAAGGTTTAGATTAGGATCGAATCCAGGATTGTAAGAACCAAGATCTGAACAGATTGGCAAACCAAGTAATCTATAAAAGGTATTGCAGTAACTTTCTTGCGGTTCACGATTAATCAATCCAGCATGCGTGATCGATTCTATAGCTTTTTCTTCGAATTTAAATTTTGATTGTTCTGGAGTATTGTAACGACTTCTATAGCGCTCAATTTCAGACGCGAAACTGTCGTATATTTTAGTGATATCCTGTTTAACATACTGAGTGTCAAAAAAAGAATTCTGATTATAAATATTATCCGGCACGTTTCACTCCTATGAGTGCCAATTCCTGCTCAATGGTCGTCATGACGGGATTCAGAACAAAATAAGCCGTGATCCAACGTTGCTCTGATCCTGACATACTCCACCATAACCTATCCAGATCGTCTAATAATAAAGCCGATTCCAACGTATCGTAATTCTTGGTTTCGAATTCTTCTTGCCTCGCCAGATACAACTGAACCGCTGGAGTTATGAGTCCACTCATGACGACTCTCCCGCACCGGTATCGTTTGCCGTATCGGTGGCGTCGCGACGGACCTTCGTCGTGTCGTCGAGCGTTCCAGAACCGGTGCTGGTAGCGATGGGGGCCGTGATGAACGTGTAATCAAGTTGCTGAATCCCAACGCTCGCCTGAACAGTCAAATCAATTGGTAAACTTATATTCTGGAAATAATTATTATTATACTGAACCCTAATCGTTCCGACTCCGCCTACATCGCTACTGATTTCTGCTGTAAACGCTTCCGAACCATCGTAACTAAATGGAGTGATGGATCCGAAAGTAATTTCAGGCTTGAAATTCGCAGCTAACTGTGCTCCCACATCCGGAGGCAATCCTGCACCCAAACTTGCAGAATTCTGATCCTTCAATAAGGCTTTAACTTTTATGGTTTTGGTGGTGAATTGAGATGCCGGATCCACGGTAAAGCTACTTTTGGTATTCGATACGCCTATATTTACAAATTGATTCAATGCAGCTTTTGAGTCATCCAGCATTACATTGAGGCACCCGATCACTTCGGACTGGAAATCAGCTGTCGTGGCGAGAGTCATGTTGGTTCGGTATCTGGCAAGTGCCGAATCCACACATATTTTAGCAGCGGCAGGATCCGGAAGCGGAACGGCTCTCAACCGGTCAGGATTGAGCCCTGTAAAGGTTGCATTTGCGAGCTGGCGATCCGCCGCGACTGCTGGCAAGCAACCAATCGTAATAAGTGTCTCACCCGCTAGTACATAATGATTTACTCTTACAGTATAACTGATATCGCTTATCGTGACACCATCAGCAGCAGGTGTACTGGCGATCGTAATATCCTTATGAAGCATTGTATTGAGACTGCCCTGCACGCCTTCTACCAAAATATGTGTCTTCTCATCATCTTCAAATGCTGAGCCACCGACCAGACTCAAAGCTCCGTTAAAAGGCTGAGCTGGAAAATTTGCCCAATTCAACAGCGCAAGAGTAGGTGTGCGATCAATAATACAATCTTTCATTCTGATGTATCTGGGAACCCCTGTTCCTCCGAATGGAGTCGGATCGTATAGGAAACGTAAATCAACTACATAAGGAGCTTTTGTGGGGAATGTATCTTTCGTGTATACTTTTCCTTGTGGGAAAAATATAAATCCCAATAATGGATTCACATCTACCGGGAATGTAATGTTGAAAAACATCTCCGTCCCGACAAGAGTCGAATCATAAAACTGCCAGCTTTCTCTCCTGACCTGTCCCAAAGAAGCAAAGAGCGTCTTGAAAACTTCCGGAATTCCTGAAATGGCCGATGCATCCGGCCCGACTTGACTCAGATAAAGAAGATTTCCAGTGTTTTCTCTGGTATACGGAGCAGATTTGATGAAAGCCGGACAGACCTCTACAGTACAGCATCCCGTATCATCCTGAGCAGAATCATCACACGGAGGAATTCCGAAGACCAATAGAAGAATTGCTTTGATCACTTGGATCAGAACATCCAAAACGCCCAACACGGCAAATATGTTCTGCATAAAACATAAAAGATGTCCGAGCTTTCTCAGAATAATCAGTGCTGATTGAGAATCTCGTTTAGCAAAAATCTTACCCAGCAGGACAATATTTTTTATTAATTGATTAACGATTCTAGTTACTTCAGAAATGATATACGCGATCAGCGCTACGATCAGCAGGATCAATGAAATGATCATGATGATGATGGCAATGATCGGAAACATCGCAAGAAAATCCGGAATGCATACCCGGAACAATTTCTGCATTTTCCCACCCAATTTGATCGGATTGGGAATGGCACAGAGAATTTCGATCATGCATAAAATAATGCCGATCGAAGGAAGTCCGAATTTATATATAGAAATGAATCCGCTAAAATCATTCAGCAGCTTCATTATCGGGTCAATATTGACCCGATCAATGCTTGGATTTATGCTTGGTTTGAATAAACCTGGAGGAAGTCTTAGATTAAAATTATCAAACAGAGCCTGAAGATTTTCAGGAAATTTATTAATAAAACCGAGATTCGGAATATCAGTTAGTTGACCGTTGGCACTTCCGAAGCCCGGAACCGGTTGCGGTGTAAACTCCGGAGGTGTAACTAGATTGTCAGAAATATTACAAGGCACGACTCTTTATATATCCTACATTATAGATTTACTATTGCGCAGTACCGTTCTGGATGCATCAGGATCATTAGAATACATATTGATCTCTTCGGCATCCAGATCAATCTTCATGGCTTTTAATAAAAGCGTTCTGCTGGAAATAAGTTTTATATTCTGTGGTGACATTACCGTGACACCATCATTATCTATTCTAACTACCGTTACTTCACCAGTATCCCGGAATACCCTGATATCAACGGCACCTGGACGCCAAGCCATGTTTTTTAGCTGAAATCTTGAGTCTTTGGTCTGCCCGTCACATAAACCGATTGCTCCACTATCGCACCCTCCTACCTGAATCAACAGATCTCCAGATAAAGATAGCCCCATGCTTACATTATTAAGGTCTCTACCTACGTTACCTATGATAGATCCATGAGTATCCAACCAAAATGATTGTTTATCTACGGTATTGGATCCGATATTCATTTCAATCATTCCATCAAAATTAATACTTCCGGATCTACCCCCAGCATTTGCATCGGGACCAGAAATATTAATTTCTTTTGATACGAATGATTTTGGAAATTTTTTATTTTCAATTCCTGATTGTTTCGGATCCAGTTCATATGCAAAAGGTTCTGGTGTGCTGAAAGCAGTAAAGCAAGAAGTTATGTCGTGGTAAGCTGTGCCGTGTAGGATTGTTTTATCAGTAAATCTATCTTGCGGGGTAAAAAGAGCAGAAGTATTGGCCGGGTCTTTTATCTCGATTGCTCCGGAACCGAATGCAAATGTCTCGATCGCAATATCTCTCCTGAGTCCTTTATTCTCAGGTGTCTGATTATCAAATGAAAAGTTATTCGGAGTATCTTTTCCATTTACAGTAGAACGGTTCTCGTACCTTGTAAGCAGTGGTATGTTGCCGGTTTCGCTGCTCGCCGGAACATTTATTTTAAATTGTCCTTCTTTATCGATATCTATAAAAAATCTACTTCTGAGTCTTGCAAAATCATCTTTATTATTAACTTCGGGAACCGGGACCACGGCGATCGGATCGATCTGAAGTTTTCCGTCTTTTAATTTTTTAACCGGACCTTTCCTAGCATTTATTTCAAAATGATAAGCTAAACTTTTACGTTCTATGGCACGGATTCGTTGAAAAGCATTAAGTTTATCATTATTGGTACGGAATGAATAATTTTTTTCTTTACCCGCCGGAATAACATTTCGATTAAGATCCAGTAGATTGCCATAAATATCAACAACCGTTCCCTTGACCGTTTCCATCAAATAATTAGGAGCCGCGAGAGTCAATCCTAAAAGATCTGTCCGGGCTTCTCTACGGTTGTATTTCAGTGGAGTGGTGTTGATTTTATTTCTAGTATATCTGGACGCTTCGGCTGGATCAGATTCGTATCCGAAACTATGTGCGAATTCATAAACCATCTCTCTCTTTTCAATAAAAGGGAGATTCCGGGCAATGCTGCTTGAATTCTGATCGTTCTGATCAATCGTCAGGGCATCAAATGGAGTCGATGGATCGAAACAAATCGGCACTAACGAATCATCATATTCATGCGATTCTCTCCTCGATACATTGCTTTCGGTATCTCTAGGATTAAGATCTCGCTTTACAATTCCTTCAATATTTATACTGGCTTCCGATACAGAGAATTTTTCATTAATATTACTAGAAAGTATATTACGATTCGGATCAATCCTTAATTGTGTATAATCGTTTCCGATTGAAATATATTGATCCGGATCAAGGTTTATTTTTGTTCCGGAATCGCTCTGGATCAGAAGTGAGTTGCCAGAAATATTTAATGATTGGTAAAGATTGCTTTTAACAATTTGGTTTATTAAGAAATATTCTCCACCTTCGGCTTGTTGAACCGTAACAGGAGTTCCGGGTTGAGGAGAACCTCCGATAAAGTGGCCCTGTTCTCCAAAATAGCCCGGAAGATACGGAACATTAACTTTTCCTTCTCCATTCAGGAGAGAAACGGATAGCTTTCCATCGGGTCCGAGTCTCGATTCAACCTGACCTCTCTGGAGAGTCCCGGGTATTTTATTAAATGGTTTCATTTATTCGCTAACCAGCCAGATATCTATAACAGAACTTGCAAGTATTTTCTCTCTCTTTATTCCGTCTGATGAGGCTCCGGAGGATGCTGATGAATTATTGTTAAGATTGTTTACGGCATCCCACGCAAAAGATGATGGTTGTCTGGGTTCAGATTCTTTTCCACGATCTATTTCTTCTATCGTTACTAATTCTTTCGGCAATGGTAAAAACACGGAATCATCCGCGAGCGCGGGCGCGGGAGGATCACTGCTGCCGAAAGCTGCCGTGGCTTTTTTAGAATTTTCCGCGGTAAGGAACTTCTTAACAAATTCAGCAGCTTCTTTTAATTCAGGTGTTACGGTGTTGATTCCTTTTTTGCTATTGAAGAATATTCTGATCTGAACTGTCGGAAGAACCTTGTCTGAATTTGGTGTCATGAAAGAGAAAATGCTCCTTCCGATATTCAACAATATATTTTTGTTTTTGGATCCGTACGGATCCGCTGCAATTTGATCCCCGCCAGATTCGCCTGTTGCTCCGCTGGCCCCTGCTGCTCCGCTGGCCGCTGACTTCAAGACCGACCCACCCACGGGAGCCAAGATAATCGTTCCTAACTTCTGATCCCCTGAGTCCGGCCCCTTATAGACAGTCTGATTAACTTGATCTCTGTTTCGATACAGAACCTTACCAATAACATCGAACGATGTTGGGATGTATTCTCCCAAACCATGTCCGTGCGACATATTGATGGTCGTTTTGAAAACACTTCCATAAGTAAAAATATGACTTACTGATTGTACGTAAAATAATATATTTCTTGGTTCAAAATATACAACTTCACCAGGCTGTTGGAATTCATTTCCTACCAATGTTGCGGATCCGGTAAATATTTTACCTCTTTCACGATTCAGCAATGATACCGCGTACGGCGCACATTGAGTATCGGGATCGCTAAAAAACGGAACCGTAACGGCTTGAGTACCTTTGAGTCCGTACATTCTCCAAAGATCATAATCCACAGCATATGCGCTCGTGAGAGCGTTTCCTCCGCTCTTGCTAAGACTCAAATCTCCCGGAGCGTCCGCGAATCCTTCCGCGAACAACCCGTCTACCCTGACCATATTAAAACCAGGTGGTTTTTCATTAAAATCATATGAAATTATGTTTCGGTTCCGTATAACGTACCTTGAACCGGATCCAAATCCATAATCATCATAGGATTCATCCTCGATCATATTTTCTAATATTTCCGGAACATCTTTTTTGGTGAAAAGATTCTGGAACGTAACCTTATTCGACTCTCCGCCGGAAGTTGTAGTTTCGTACGTATCCTTCATACTTTTAACGGCACTCGCGGCAGACTTGACAAGATTCTGCCTCCTACCGATCAGTCCCGCAATTTCTTTGGTTATTTTGAAGACATCAATGGCACTGGTGGTTTTTAGTTTATCAGTATTGACCAGTAAGCTTTTCAACTGAACCGGAGCTACACCTGTTTTTGATGTTAACCGATTAACAATCGCATCTGAACGATCTTGTAACTTATCAGAAGATGTGATGAATGTATTAATATTACTGACTGATGTTTGAGATACAAGACTTACTCGTTTTTGAATATTAAATACAGATCCGGTATTTTTTGCCTGACGTTCCAACGAACTAGATAAATCACCTAAGTTTCTAACTAATTCAGAAGAATCCGATACCTTTGTTTTATCGTCGGGATCTTTTTCATTAAAAATAGCTTCCAATGAAGCGATTTTTCCATCCTGGGCTGATACGAAAGTAAATGTACCTCCGCCTATATTTATTAATGCCGTGACTTCATCATCAGACGCTTTTCCGAGCGCCAATGCATAATACCTGATCTCATCTTCAACAACTTCTATATTTTCAACAAGACTCTTTACTTGATTTTTAAACAGGTCTTCTAGAAACGATGGAAACAGCTGGATTCCCAATTGCTCCTTCATCTGAAACATTTTGTAGAATACGCTCTGTGGAACACGGTTGTATTGAGGAGGACGGATCTGAATATGACCCTGTGAGTCACAAAATACTTCCAAATCCAAAATCCCCGCAACATTGTTAATCTGTTCTCCTACATATGAATAATCGCTAGAAAAATCATTCATATTTCCTGTTACGGATTTACTAAAAGCTTGAAAATCATAGTCTTTATCATACGAGTCATCTACAATCAATAGATTCGAATCATCATTGGATTTGACACGATACATCAATCGACGTGTCAAATAATTAAGCTTTCTTCTTAATTCTTTCCTCAGACGTGATTGTTCAGTAAGGGTAGATTTACCCGTGTCCATCAGACCGCCAACTTCAAACGAAATATCATCACCCTGTATACTGAGGAATTTTTCCCCTGAATTCATGGCTTGATTGACTGCTTTTTGCTTTTCACCGATCTGTTCATCTAACTCTTTTATTCTTACTTTGAATACAAGGGTACTGTCTTGTTGAGCCGTACCGTCTTGCCCCGACGAAACTCCTCCAGACGTAACCATAGATAAACGATCGAATAGAATTGCTCGTTCTCTCAGAAGAGATTCTAATTGGCTAGAATCATTCAAGAGATCTGTTTGGGTACGTATAGCCAGAGCTGTTTGGGATTCAGGTATGCTGAGACGTTTGAATGGAATGTAATTTCCATAAAGACGATTGTTTTTCTTTAAATTATTAAGAAGACCTCTATAATACGAGGCATCGACAGTTTGTTCTGTTTTGTACGAATCAAACTGAATAGCATTTTTATAAAACGTAGCAAAATTATAAGGCTCTCCAGTTAATAATAAAGACAGGACATTCATCACGTCTTGTCCGGCAAATGCATCGCTAGTGGTTCTCGTGATAACAGTTTCAACAATGGATGCACTTGGATTGAATGTATTTTTTGTTTGAGTAAGAGTGGCGATGCCTGATTTCCAACGATATACCATTCCAGATGGCGCGTAATATATTTGATTAATAAGTTTACTTACCGGATCTGCTTTCATATCCTTATTGAAAAAGTTCGTCAACGTGACTTCTTTTCCTTTATCCGGACCAGAGTCAAATTTAGGATTATTTTTTGTTATGAAATCAATGTTTTGTGGAAGAAGCTTCGGTACACCTCCACCCTTCCCGCCAGCTTTTCCGGTAATGGAATCAAATGTCGTGTCGAACGGAGTCACGGGATCGTAAATCTGATGATCAAAATCTGTGGCTGATGGAGTAAAATTAACCTTGCCTTGCTTAAAATAAGCAGTCATGTCTTCTCCCAGAACACGTAACGTAAACGCACCGCTTCCGTATGATTGTGGTGCTGATGTTACCAACCCGGCAAAAACATGTGTCCCGGCCTTATCCGTTACGAAATGATGCCTTAGCATCGACCAAAGATAATTAGGAAAATCCGATCCAACAAAAACGTCCTTTTCAATCTTGCTGAATCCAGCGTCAGGTTTGAAAAGACTATTTAGACTATCCTTCAATCCATTCAGTCCCTGACTTACCTTTTGTTGAAATCCAAATGAATTAAAACTTGTCTGGAGACCAGAAAGAATCTTCGTATCTAACTGACTTTTACTATTAATGTATACATGGATCTCATCAAGAGGCTGAATTATAGATTTTTGATTATAATGAAGTCTCATCTGCTTTCGTAGCAACGTATTATCTTTATTGAAACTTCTTAATTTTCTTTCAGTATTGGCTTCGGTGCTGAGTTGGGCGAATATTGAATTCGCAATAGATTTGATAAGATCTTTTTCTTGACCTTTCAAACCTTGATTTCCAAGCGGCCCTCCAAAATCAGCCGCTGTATCGATATTCGTAACATCACCTATGATGGCTTCACCAAAGTTCCGATTCCCAGGATCCGTATCAAGATTTATCTCTATTCCCAATCCGTCGATCAATACTCTTACTTTTTTGCCAAGAAACGTATCCGGCTGAACTATGAATTTGATCGGATTGACACCTCTATTTTTTCTTTTAAGATTTAATAGTCTTTTAGTCAGCGCCATGGTGCTGTCGAGGGCACTTTTGCTTAATTGAAAAAATGTACTGCTGTAGAACGGATTTAATGAATCACTGATCGCACGATCAATGTCTTCATCCGTAATTACAAGGATTTCTAATGGATTGGATAGTGAAAGGCTACAGGAGCCACTTCCCCATTTAATACTAGTGGTGGTTTCGAGTTGATTTACCGTAGTCAATTCAATCACGCCGGTACCGATTCCGTATGTTGTCTTGAAACTACTGTTTCGGTTAACTACCCATTGTGTAGTGGCGCTGGTACGATTAAACGCCACTAATTTTCTAATTTTCTCGATTGCTTTTTTTAAACTAGAAGGTTGTTTATTGGGGCTCAAAATAGATGGTGAAAATAAATCCACGACATCCGCCGCATCTACCAAGATCGGCAGCATCGCATATTCAACATTGTTCTGAATCTGTGCGATCCTCTCTATCTTGGATAATTTTTCATATGCTGATAATTGATTACATTTATTATTAAAAAGAATAGCCGATGCTTTCAAGAACAATTTATCATGCTTATCCATAAGTTCCGTGTTCGTCTGAACACGGAGTGATGAAAATTCTCTCTTTTTAACAAGAACCGTAATCTCTGGTTCTTGAGACATGATTTCTAATTGTTTCGGGAGTCTGGAATGTTTTGTAAATCCATTCTCAAGGTATCTTCGCTCGGCAGATTGATCAAATTTGCCCGCAAAATCCCCGAGCGCGCCGAAACGCTGAGTCGACCCGTCATCGTTGGTCGTATCGAGAGATCTTAATTTATTATCCGATAGATTAAATTGTTGATCCAGAATACTGCCGAGATTATCAAAAAACGCCATCTTACTTTATCTATATCTGACTCTATCTTTTCGTAGAATAGTGTCCGAATGTGCTGGGAATACCACCAGCAGAATTGTTGCTCGGCCCACCAACGGCAGACCTGTTCCAAGGCATGCTGTTGAGCCGGTATCCTCGTCTCTGCGTTACATGAAAATGCATCGAATAACTGATCGTTCCGATCAATTCGGCATCTTCCGTTACCGAAAAATCTTTAAAATAACCTCGGAAAACTGATCCGTCATAATACATTTCTACCCCAAGCGCCAACGCCGCTAAGGACGGAACATTCTGTGGAGCAATGGCGCCGGAACCTGGATCCGCACCGAGCAGTCCTCCCGCAACGGTACTGGCGATGCTTCCGCCCAATCCTCCACCAAAAATAGATTCACCAGCTTTATCAACAATACCCTGAAATCCTGATGTCCTGGCATCTGCTGATAGAGCCAATCCGATCGCATCGAATGATAATTGTTCTGCACGGAATATTTCATACAGAACATTGATTCCTTCGATACCAGAACTTCCGGTCGATCCGCTGATCGTGAGCTTAGGAAGCTCCTCTCCCCAATACTGAATAACGAATCCGCCTTTCGTTTGTTCTTCCTTTATTATTTTAGTATAAATGTATACTATATTTTTAGGATTCACGTACATCTTTACGACACCGTATTCCGGAACGAACCAACTAATAATTTTTCTTTTTTGTTTCGCCGGACGTCTATCTGACGGTGCTTTGGCTGATGGAAGACCATTCCCATCACCTGAAGGAATTCCCGATACAATGAATCCATCTTTCTCGAAGTCTTGAGGTCCGCTTGAACCACCGAGAGCTTGTGAGACTTGATTCAATCCATCAATAATAGGTCCGAATACGCCCATGATAATATGAGTTGATATGCCTCCGGCATTCTCTTGTCTTATGCAGGAGTTATTCTGATCTTCTTGGGATCAGAGACTGTCTCGATTCTACTTCGGCGATGATTTTACCTTTATCATTAACTCTGCCACAATCAATGCACTTCACCTCTAGTTGTCCAGTGATCTTTAAACTATCGGGAAACTTTACTTCCTGCGCTCCGAGACGTGCCTGATTTTGTCCCGTACCTGCGCCGCCACCCGTACCAACATTTTGGATCGATCTTACGGTTTTATCCGTAAGAGCCGCGGAGGGAGATTTTTCAGCCGGACGCTGAATCTGTTGCGCTGCCATTTGTTGGTGTTGTTTATGTGTAATGACAGGAGGAAGAGGAGCGGTAGTCCTGCCCCGTACCATATCTCTCTTATCCGTATCACCAATACGCGTGATCGTCGGAAGAGGCTTATCTGGACGTGTGGCTTCGTGGTGTTTCTCTTTTCCACTAATAAAGAGTTTGGCGGTTGCCCCGGCTTCCTTGATTGACGGGAAAAGTCCGCCTTTTTGAGGCGCGGTAGAATCTTGTAAAGATGCTCCGACAGCTTGAGTCGCGTCTTGTGATAAACTGTTTAATACTTTTTCAACTATAGGATTGCCTTTTCCAGCAATTACTCCAAGTATTCTTGTAATGTTTGCTAATGATTCCTGCTGTATCTTGGTAATACTGGCACTTATGGCCGTGAGTGCGGTTTTTCGATCATCCTGAACATTTTTACCGCGCTGACTGCTTATTTCGAAAAGATCTTGCTTGCCTCTTACTTCTCCCGTTCCGAGCGTTCCGGTTTTCAACGCATCAAAGAATCTTCCGGCAGACTGCTCATCCTTTACCATGGCTCCGAATGGAGTGGATTTTGCTAATGATAATTGTCTTCGGTATTGTGCGGCAGACCTGGGATCCTGTCCGGCTTGTTCAAGAGATACGATATTCCCCCCAAGCTGGCGTTTAAACGTATCCTGAGCCATTTTCATGACTTCATCAAGCTTGTCTTGCCGTATCAGATTATCAATTTTATAAGCGCCCTGAAGCCCTCCCGGACCTCCGGATCTAGATGAAATGAATGCTTTGCTTCCGGTATCGAGACCCTTAATACCATCCACCATTTCATTAATCAATTTGGCTGACTGTGTAGATGATAAGCCTATTTCTCTAAATGTTGGACCGAAACGTTGCAGGATATTAAGAGTAGAGTTGGATTGATCTCCAAGCATTCCGAATTTATTAGCAACATCCTCAGCTACGGACCTGACATCATTAAATGTTAATTTAGAGAATTCAGATACGGCATTCAGGGCACCTATATATTTAACAGCATTACCAGCACTCAAGCCCATCTTTTCATAAGCTTCTTTTATTTCTAACTGAACCTTTGGCAATCCTCCGAGAGTCGTGACGGAAACTCTTGTCGCGGCATTCTCAACATCTAATGCTCCGCCCCATTCAGTCATGGAGTCAGATGAACTATTCATGGCTCCCGGAATCTCTCCGATAGTGGATCTTAGTTGATTCAACGATGTAACGCTGAATCCTGTTGCTAAGGATAAATTCTTTGTTTGTTCTATAAGATTATGAGTTTTATCAGTAAGATTTTGAGAAGAAGCTCCCCCGATATCAAATACGTCGCTTAGTTGACCACGGGCCACGGCCAATTGAATAAATTGGTCTTCAACGCCTCGGATGGCTTGAGCATTTCTGATCATAAGATCAATTCCATCGGTAACTCCGGTGATCATTTTTTCGATCTCCATTCCCACTTCTGGTATATTTCCTGTCAGGCTTGTAATCTGAGTCAACACTCCTTTAATCGGAGCAAAGGTTTCGGCAGTTGTGACGAATCCTAATTTTGCATCGGTCGCAAAACCTGCAAACGTCTCAGATGCATGTTGGCCAGCAATTGCAGAACTGATAATCGCTTCACCTAATTGTTTAACAAGAGTTATAGTGGACTCTATTTTCCCGGGATCAATAAATTTACTTATACTGTCTTTATTATTCTGTACTGTTGATTTTAAGTCAGTTAATTGTTTATTAAAGCGATCTGTTTCGGTGCCCGCTTTTTGAGCGTTATTTATGAAGCCTTCCATGGCTTTTGCCAATGCATCAAATCCTGATGGATCCGGTGCGGTCGGAACCGTGGCAGTAGTTTCGGAAGGATCAGTCATTGTTTATTAATTCATGAACCTGTCAGGGCTCGGCGTTTTCGTTTCTTTTTTGAAGAAACGACGTTAGTTTGATTAGATTCGATAAGTTTACGTGAAAATTCATCGAATTCAGCATCGGTTGATTTGAATGTATTATTATCACGATTCAATAGTTCCCGAACTGCCTGTGGATTGATGAAAGATCCAACAGCATAACTGATATCTCGAATATCCTCACCTTTTTCCATCTGATCCTCAACCCAATGCTCAAACATTAATAGTTTCAGAAGAGGATCCATGTCCTCAAAATATGGATCATCCGGAAGTCTTTGATATGTTTTACTTAAGAACCAGATAAAACGCTGATCTGGTTCCTTAACTATTTTTTTATTTCTTCAGCCAATTCTTTCAGATCGGTTTCGGAACTGACCTTAAATCGATCCGATGCTTCTCTCGTCAATGATGCAAATTCAGAATAAAGCCGCTCAATAAGGCTTTCATCAAATTCATCCAGAATATCCATAACGGCCGAACGATCATTTGTTTCGAGAGCCGTAAATAGATCGTTCCCATCAATCGCGCATAATGATGTTGCTAATTGCTGTCTACGTAGTTCAAATGTCTGCTGGATCACATCCTGTTGAAGCGATTCAGCTATACATGACCGCATTTCTTTTGATTTAAGAGTCCTGAGTGTAAATGTAGTATTTTCGATCCGTACTTCTTTAGTTATTCTTCCGATATTCGCTAGAAATTCTACACGCTGTTTATTATACGGTGTTATTTTTACTTTTCCGGTTACTTTTTCTTTCCGGGCTGCGGCAATTTCTCTTTCCATTGCAGCATAATCAGCTCGTGATTGACCATACTCTTCGTTAAGATCATTATCCTGGCCAGAATTATCCGGAACTTCATAGGTACGTTGAGTCGAGGCTCGGTGCGTAACGGAAGGTGAAAAATTTTTATTTCCGATCGGACTATTTATACTTGACATACTGCCGTTCTTCTTTCTTCAAAATGAATCAGGAGAGCTGCATTTCTGCGCTCTCCTGATTATATATCAATTTGATTCTTTGTTTAGAATGGATTACGATTTAAGAAGGCATTGATAAGACCCGGGGCATCCATAGAGCCACGACGACCGCCACGATCCGCTTCACGTTCGATCTCATCATTAAAGAATACGAGTCCTCGTTCTCCACCCGTTGCGGCATTATTGGCTCCGCCAGCAAAATGGCTCTCAATGCTTTCGCAATCAAAGTGCATTTGTTCAGATATGATAAAAGCATCCGCGCCATAACTAGTTTGGATACTATTTATCCACACATTTCGAAGAGTCGTGACGATCGTATTCTCCCCATCTCCTTTAAACGTATCGAAGATATCAATATCAAACGGATATCGCTGAGCATGCGCGTGTACGTACCCACGGCCAAAAGCCTCGGCAATGCGAAGACGATCAAAACGAATCCGGGTACAATTGCCTATAATTTTGACTGAGCCGTTTGGGACGCTATCAACGTTACCATCCGTCCCAACCTCCTTAAGCATATAGATCGCCCGCGTCTCGGTGTAACTGATCGTCTGGATCGCGCCGATCGCGTTATTATTAACTTTAACTACAATATTAGTGCTGAGTGCGGTGCCGATACGATTTTTACCGTCGCCCGAATAAAAATTTGTTCCCGTTTGAGCTGCCATTTAGTTCTCCAGATCCTGTAATATAATAAAATTATTCATTCTTTGAGTTAGAGAACGCCAATCCCGACTTTTATATAAATCCAGTTGACAGGATAGATCGGCTGGGCTCTTAGTGAAATGTTCCATTGTCTCGGATCCACCGAATCACGCACAACTTTCAAATCTGCGTATTTCGTTATCAATGACCCGGTAAACGAATTAAGCAATCCGATCGCGCGTGATGTCAAGCTTCCCTGAGTCGTATCATCTTCGGGATTACCTACGAACCCATCAAAGCCCAATCGAAGTGACTTGGCGATCCGGTCACGAATGAAGATGATCGAAATCTCTTCCTCTTCCGGAAATCCGCTATTCGTTGTGGTCTTGCCCTGTATAACCTTGCCACCACCGGATACCGGCTGAACTACCGTGATGCCGGACCCAACCAACTGCTCCAATACAGTCGGTGAATACCGCTTATCGTTCAGAATAGTTATCCCGGCTAACGTCTTATTCGTTAGTGGGATCGCAACATTCGGCGTTCCGCAGAAGAACCCTGCGGCAGCCGCGGCCATGTAGAATCCGTCAATCTTTACCCGTTCTGTCCCGGCCTGCACGACAATCTCATCAGGATACATATACACGGCTCGGAATGTATTTCCGAATGCTGCCCTGACGCTATAGTTGGCAAGGTCTTCCGTATTTCCAGACAGGATCTCATTAATATCGTCTCCCTGAATACCTTCCAGGACTCCAATATCCTCAACCGCTGCCAATTTTGAGCCCCTGACATTGTCAGGAGTCAAACCACGAATACCGCCGCAGAACAGAACACGTTCGCGTTTGTTCTTGATATTGCTCATTGTTCTACAGTGAGCAAGTGTGTTCTGAAATATCGCGCTGATGGTCTGCTTGGGTAGCGGTACCACGATATCAACTTCAACCGTTTCTAGCTTAGCAAGCGTTCCTAACCATCCTGCATCGAAGAAATCAGCGTCCCGATCATCAATCAGTGTCGTGCGGAGAGACTGTCCTGCCGGTACAACACTCTGATTCACCACTACGAATGAGCCGTTTTTCGTTGTATCGAATACTTCAAACGCAACGTTTGTTTCGTCAACAAAGTATTTCTTAATCGTGATGGCGAAGTTATTTCCCGACACCACTCCTGCAATTAGGAATTTGCCATTATTTACTTCATTCGAAGACGCGGTGATCTTTACATTTAGTAATGTCAGTCCTGAAATCAAACTAAAGTCAGTCGAGGCACTTCCCAAAACTGCCTTCGTTCCATCAATCATATTAGGTGTGATGACACCATCACCAATTGTACTGATGACAGTGCCGGATGAATTAACCAATTGGAACTGTACAGCAGTGGCGGATGTAAAGAGTGGGAACCTTACATTGAGTGATCCGCTCGATACTGCCGTTATATCGAATATGCCTTTGTTTACATCATTCGCAACATTAAACTGTTTAATCTTCTTACCTACATCGGAAGCCGTAAAGGTAAACGATGCACTGGTAAGGGTTGCGTTACCTGGACTTGCTACGGATGAAACCAATGTTCCGTTGGTACCGAATTTAGTTACGAGGGGTCTCTCGATAACCGTGTAGTAGTAAGCGTAGGTTGTGGTGCTGAAAATAAATGTATTGAGCGATGGCGTGGTGCTGGTATCACCTACCGTAAATAGTGGATGTTTGTTCGGAAGAACCTGAGTCTCGATACCCGTCGCGGCATTCGTTGTGAAGAAATGTAGATTTGAATTTACATCTGGTTTCACACCTACCGGAAGTGGGAATATGTACTCTTCAATATCCGTGCTGGTAGACGATACTGATGTCGAAAGATCAAAAGCAGTACGTCTGGGCAATGCTGGTTTCGTCTGAAGCGTCACGACACCCGGAGTAGCGTTGGAGAACGCAATCTGACAGCCAAGTGTTAGATTGTTATCAACGCTTGAAAGTCCATGTTTTTTCGATATATCTTCCATATTATCGAAAAATACCGGGTCATTCAGATCGGTAATCGAAATATACGCCGCAGTCAGGGAATCATTGCGAAGCAGAACGCCAGATTCAACTTTAACTTGGAAGGAATCGCCTTCTTTAAAGTTATTTGAGCCGAAGGTTGGGTTCTGATAAACGCTGAATCTTATAATGCCGTTCGAAACGATATTATTGTCAGATAGCCAGACAATTGGGTTTCCATAACCATCAAGTAACGCACCCGAAACTGAACCAAATGCCAAGAACTTGGCCGTTTGGGTCATCGGGGCTCCGTATCCGTCACGCTGGACCGATACGCATTTGATGGTCCAGGTTTCGGAAGGAGCGTTCAGGTCAACGACGCTGAGATTCTCAATCGTGCCGGAACCAAAATTTGAAGTAGATGGGAGATAGAATTTACCTCCCAGGTCAACCAAATGGGCAGACTGTAGTTCAATTCTGCCGGTGGCCGGATCTACTCTACAATCGTAAAAATCATCAAACGCATTTAGATCTATTTTGGCTTCTAGTAATTTTAGAGGTGAGCCGTTTCGATAAATGATTGTTCTGTTGATTACGTTTGGGAAGAGAGTGAGCTTGAAGTGACGTCCGTCAGCTCCGCTGGTTGAGGCGTAGGTTGGATTGAAACCATCCAAACCTCCACCCAAAGCTGAACTTACGATTACTTCGGTACGGGCTCCTTCGCCCATAATTGCTGCGAGGCGCACGCCTCCCGGAACCGAAACGCCCGACGTTACCGTTTGGACATCTGTATATACTCCGGGAATTGCTCCCGCTGCACCTGGGATGTTAGCCATGAATTTTCCTATTCAAGTTAGTCATGATGATGTTTGATTATTAGCTATTTCTGAATTTATCATTCTAACAATACCACCTAATATACAAGAAATTGCTACGACATTGATAAAATTATTAAAATAAAATATTAAAGTTGTAACAATACATCTAATAATGTTTGTGTTGAAGTGATGGTGATGTTCTGAGCCACGGGTGTCGTACCGGCAACATTTCCGAATTCTACGCTTGTCTTGATCACTTCTATAATATTTCCGATCGGAACATGTCTTCTCCATTCACTTCTAATATTCAGCGTAATGATTTGTTTAAATAATTTATCGTTCCGATCATCAGCCTCTGTCCCACCACCAACCTGAACGCCCTTTACGGCCAAACCGGCATGTTCGAGTTTACTGAACCACAAATCAGCAAAAAATAAACTAATCTGTTGAGTCAGATCGTCCCTTCCACGAAGAGATCTTGACATTACTTCGATAGTAATCGAGCCTTCCCAGGCTCCCGCAAGAATAAAATATTCAGGAATTGCAAATGTTTTTATATTTCCATACCCATCCTGAAATACTCTTTTCCCCCACTGAACGCTTCCTTGCTCATGATTCAAAGAAATCGGAACATAATTGGATCCGCCATGCCGGATAATCAATGCAGGATAGAAAATAGTATCTCTTCTGAAGGATTCTCCGATAAACAATCTTGTCGTGAGATCTTTAAGTTCTTCCGTATATCCGGCTTCAGGATGAAGATCCGTATGATCCGGTGTATTAGCGAATCCAAACCGATCTCGATCAAATCTATAGTACGAATCTTTACTAAAATGTTCACGTAACGAAGAAATAACCAATTCCTTCGGATACACGATCATCGTGTTCTGTACGACATGGTAGATCTGGTCAAGATCCGAACGTAGGAAATTATTCGTTACCATCTTCTACCATCTATACTTAATAATCACCGGTGACCCATGACCGCGGTAGATGGAGGATCATTCGTTACGGCACTGCAAGTAACCGTAAGTCTCAAATTCGCATTCTGCCCGATCATATAATCAGATGGAAGTGATGTTATTTCCGCGTAATATGTAGAAGTACTGAACGCCGCAACGTTTGCAAACGTCAGGGTAAATGACCCCGATGCAGATGAATCCAACATATATGAAGAGCAGGAAGAAATATTATTGTTCAGAATACCTGCCTCGGCTTGACATGAAATCCCTACCGCGTAGGCATGTGTACCGCTGCTAGAGGAACCGGTAGCGATGGTATTTCCCTCTATCAGGACAGATGTATAATTATTTGTAAATTCTGGCACGATTATCCTTTACGTACCTGATGTTCTATCAACAATCAAAGCAGTATTGATTGTGCTGGATCCGTAATAATGTTGGTTAATAAATGTTACGTTGTAAGCAGTTATCCTGTTATTTCGAATAACTACGCTCGGTACCTGCACTGTAGGATCGGTAGGTGTCCGGATGCCAAGATGAATCCACGAACAAGTATTATTCTGTATGATCCAAGAGCCTGAAAAAACTCCGGTTGGAAAATTAACATTAGGTCTGACTCCACCCTGATAGACCAATCCGGTTCCGGCCCCACTGTAAATAAATCTGCAAGTGTTCTGATCTACAAACAACATATTCTCTTTATCACGAATAACTGTTCCGTTAACCGTACTGAGCGGCGTATCCTGACGTGTCAGTATATTAATAGCTCCACAAATATTATCTTGAATCTTGCATTTTATCGCAATGATTCCTCTGATATTGTTGCCATTGGCAGTACTGCTGAAACTTATCAATTGGTTTCGATCGCAGATATTTTCCTTAATGACAAAATTAACCGCATAACAAGTAGTCGCTCCGCTCGTTGTATTGCCCGTTACAGCGATCACGGCTCTCTTTACTTCTCCGGTAGCGGTACAGGAGAAACGGTTATTCTGAAGAATTACGTTCTGGAACGCTCCTCCGGATGATGGATATCGGAAATTTAGAGCCGCATAATGATCAACCGAACTAATAACAAATTCACAATTCTGTATGGTTACGTTGGTTACGGGAGCCGTTACGGATCCAGCCAGACAATCAATCACTCCAGCATTGCTGTTGACTAGATTCGTTGATGTATAGGAGCTATCTGCCGTAGCCGGGGTGTATTCGAGCCGAATCCCATCAAGCGTTACGTTGCTCCCCAACTGAATCGAAGAGGCTCCGACAGCTGGCGTGCATCGAAATATCGCTCCGTCTCCCTCAAATTTTACTGGATAATCATACGCGAGAGATATCGGTGACGTTAGAGTGAATATCCCTTTCAATCGCACAATATTATTATGGGTCGTGTTGTAACGCAGCCAATTATTTAGTCCAGTCAGGGTATTGAAATTACCATTTATTTGATTGCTCGTCCAAACGATCGGTATATTGGCAGAGCTGTCACGGGCAAATTTACGCGCATCCGAAACAGTCAAAGAGAAAGTAGTGGCGTTGGTAACATCCGAAACAACCAAATATAGTAAAGTTAGGTCTTTTCTTGCTATTGCGATCTTCTGAAAAGTCGTCGATTCTACTGTATAGGTAGAAGAATTGACTGGATTGAATAGTGTTACTTCTCTTGTGGGATTATTACTTAGACTTATAGTTGAGTCGTAATCAGTAAGCGGTAACGTTCGGATATCTCCACGATCATCTACGCATACGGCCCAAAGAATCTTATTGTATGGAGATCCTGAAATGTATTCCTGAACGATCGGGATACCGATTTTGAAATGATTCTGTTCAAGAAGTCTTCCGTTGACAAGTGCTAGGCCACCGGTAAACGATAACTGGTTTCCAGCTACACTTACCTGGTCAAATCCCCTCACAACACCATTCTGGTGAAGATGCCTGTCGCCTGAAGAAATCAGATCCAGTGCTGAGGTCGTTAGTTCTTTCTCACTAACATTGCCAAATTGACGTACATCACGAATGTAACTGACTTTTTTCGTTGGATCGTCGAGCTGACAAGAACCCAAGAAAAAAACTTCAAGATCTTGAATTAGCGATGGAAACAGATCAATAACTAATGATTCATTAGTAAATGAAACTGGAATTGTATTGAAATCAAACAGTATATCGATATGATCAACGTTCGTTTCATCATAAAATCTAGTTACGGTGCCACGTTTACCTGTTATGGCCGGGCCAAGATTATTGATTGAGTCACGACACAGGTATCCGGTATACGTACCATCGGTTTGATTGTAGCTCTGTATAAATAATGTTATTTTTTTATTAAGAGCTGAATCGTAGCCTCTTAGCTTTGAAGAAACTTTAATAATATTAGCCGTGGCTAGACTGACATTCGTTGTATTTCGATTAAACCGAGCACGCTCATGGGTGAACGTATGAGTTGCGGAATCAACATATATTTCGAAGTATCGTTTAAATAAATCAGTACTGGTGGAGTTGATAACATTAAGTTTATCAAATGATACGGATTCATCACCAAAGTATATTCTTACCTTGATTCCAAGGCTTGTCGCGGCGACAGGGTTCCCGGCAGCATGGACTCCGTTATAAACTTCAATTATAGTTTTGTTAACCACACCGTCACACGCGTCAAACGTAACATTTTCAATTATAAATCTACCATAATCGAAATCATTAATGGTCGTGGATGGGGTTACCGGTTGAACCAATAAGGTTTTACCAGGAATCAGCTCGGCTTTTGAAAGATCCAGTGGAATTTCGTATTTTACACGAACCGTTTGGGATGGAAAAATATTCTTTTCTGAAATCGTTGCGAGCCAATATCCATCTTTAAACGTATCAACATATCCATCGCTGACTTGTCTTAGTGATGATCTTTCTATTCCATCAACGTAATAATTTTTAGCGTTCAGAGGAACGAAAATATTAGCGGATGTTTGAGACTGCTCAATCGTTATGAATCCAGATCGATATGATGCCGAGGCGACATTTGCATTACTTCTTCCCAATCCTAACGGATCAAGATTATTAGAGGCATCACCGATGACATTATTGACGAGGGTCCCGACCAGAACGCCAATGTTATTCACGACACCAGAAATAATGCTGAATCCGGCATTCAGTATCGAGTCTGACATCATGATTCCGAATTCACCAGAACTCTGGAATGCTATGAATCTATAATTAAATCCTGCTCGGTGCAGCGCATCGTTTGTGCTCTGTACGATCGAATCAAGTGTATATTTGCCCGGCGTGGCACCGAGGTTCCCCGTGACATCAATCGGAGGGAGATTGATAGTTTTGGTTACAGGGTCACCATACGGATAAATAGCTAGATAAAGATTATAATTACTCGGGCCGAAGTTGTTTGGATCAAATCCTAAACCCAAGCACATAGCGGCTTTTGGATGGCCAAGGAGCAAAGATCCGTTTTGATTAAATTGGTTATTTACGGCAGAAAGCGCCAAAACACCAGATTTATTCTCGCTAAAAAGTGGTTTGTCTATCCGGGCAATCGCCAGAGCCGATTCCCTTATGTTTCTTCCAGCAATCCTAACGATATATTTTCGATTCGGAGGAACCGCACCATCATAGGTAAACCGGATAGAATCGATAAGATACTGTACTTTCAAATCACCATAATCAACTGTAATTATGTATCCCGGTTTAACTTTTCCAAATTCAGAATCAAACTTGAATACTGCGTCATTCCCAGGAATGAATTCAATAATGTCATCGCCAACATTATTATCATCGACGATCGATGAGACATTTGCGTGTCTCAGGTAAGTTTTAACAGGCGTGAACGGAACCGCGGCTCCGTATCCATCTGTATTGAGAATTACTCCACGGCATGTACGACTGATGCCGTTGGCATGATGATTTTGCTGATGATTATTTGTAGATAAGAAATTTGTTTTGTCGATTGATTCAGCGAATTCCTGGACATCTTTAATTGTTTTCGGAATAATGAAAAAACCGCTAGAATCGAGCGAAACGGATCTGGCCGGGTGTGAAATGGTATCGGCATACCCATCCGTATGAACCAGACCATCTGCTCTAAAGTGTCTCAGAAGCTCTTGATTAAGACTTCTTAGAAATAGAGCTAGGTTAGAGCCTCTGGATTGGCCGAAACGATTTTTAGGGGACTCTCCTCCGGGCCAGCCGAAATTAGGATCTCTTGAATCGGAAGGTTCAGAATTGATATCGATGTGAGATACGACGTGGCGTCCGTTTATCGTTGGTATGGATATGGACGCGACACCTGAAAGATGTCTAACAAAGTCTGTACTGAGTTCGGAAAACAGATCCGTTAGATTGATTAGATCGTTTTTTGTTAGATTTAGATCGGTAAATAGAGAGGTGGTGTTGTGGGCGAGAGCAAGTTTTGATTCAGCAATCGCGGCAGTCGGGGAGACTTCTAGATCCGTTACCGGGCCAACAATCGCACCCGCGGCTACGATTGCGGCAGGTTTGAGCGTACCATCAGGATTTATACAGAGCGCGATTCTTGCAGCGAGCGAGCCTGAACTTCCTGAGATATTTAGTCCAAGTTCTCTTTCGATGATAAAAACAGCTGAACGTAATTGATTAATTGCGAGACTGCCGATTTCGACAATATTATCATCGACCCTCGGAAGACTCGTATCATCATCATATTTATTGGGATAATTGCTCATCTGATCTTTCGCGCGCTGCCGGAACGGCTAATCAGTTCCGCACCAGTCATACTTAAATATAGAATGAATGAAGTCGTGACGAATCGTTTTCTTCGTTACGGATCAAGTGTTTTTCCACTTTGGCCTGGGCCCGGTTCCTGAGACGGATACAATGGAGTCGGAGGTGCAGAGTCTCCCAAATCAATCTGACCACCGCTGACTGCTTTTATATTGCTCTTTATCATACTTCTGATGACACGATAAATAATGCTACTAAAAGACCCTGCGGTCAGGCCCATGCTTAATCTGCCGCTCAACGAAACAATATCAGAAGAGTATGGATATTTAGTTGCGACGCCGCAAAACAGCAATCCTGTTAGAATTGGCGAGAGTGGGAGGAACACATCATTATAAAATTTAGCAAATTTATTAACCAGATTAAACTGTACCATACAGTAGTCGGTTATTTTTCGCAATGAAAAATTAATTGCCGCGATGGTTAAGCATAATAGAAGAAAATTCCAACTTAGTAAATTTTGTAATGCAGTTTCCATTTTTCCTCAATTAAATCATATACACGATCATTATCGCACCACCACCGCCATTAAACCCTCCCGTGCCGTTATTTGTTGGAGGATAAGCTGCATTCCCGCCGCCGCCGCCGCCGCCCGCGCCAAAATAC